GTTGGGGCCCCCACCATCGAAATTCGACCAAGAGACGTTGGAACGGATCAGGAGGGATGGAGCGTTGGAGAAGCGAAAATCCCGGTCAAAACGCTCAGGGAGGCGTTAATTTTAGCAATTGAAATACAGGCGAGGGCATGAGGCAAATATACGAGACACAGGCAGACCTTGATAATGAGGCAAAAGTAAGGAAGTTCCTTTCAAGTGAATGGGAGTGTAGGTTTATTAAATTAAATCCTATCAAATGGAAGGTAGATTACTTAGTTCAGAAAGGTAATAAGTACAGTTGGGCAGAAGTTAAATGTAGAAATATAAACTATGGTGATTATCCGTTTATGATTAGCTATAAGAAGATTGAGGCGGCTAAGTTATTGCATGACACAAGTAAGAAGAAGTTTAATTTAATATACAAATGCAACGATTTGTTATGTTATCACACTTGGGACTTTGATAAGGAGTATCCTTTTGAATATGGTGGACGTACTGTAAGTACACGTGACCCACAGGATATTGAGCCTGTATTCCTGATTGATCCAAAGGATTGCACGATAGTGGAGGGGTTTGCATGAAAGATTTAGACTTAATGGAGGAAGCCCTTGATAAATTTCTGATTCAAGCAAAAGATAAATTCATAGCGGGAATAAAAGAGCATAATCCTGATGGCACAAAAGGACTATCTCGCATGGAGGTACGGGATAAGATAAAAGCTGTAAAGGAGGAGATATTTGATCTTTGGTTTTATGTTTACGCTATTGAGAAGGACATAGATGCCTAAAATAACCTATGCAGATGAGGTCGATGCCCATTTTGGCATCCCTTGGTTGGAAGAGTTGGAAATCCGTAAGGGTGAGTTATCATGTGCTTTGAGTGATGAGCAGATTGATCAGTTGCCACCTGAGAAGACAGCAATGCTGTCAGATTTAATATTACATCAACCAAACTCTGAGAAGGAAGATCCTATACAGTGGGGATGGACATTACCCGGTTGGCAAAGGGTGATGGATAATTGGGAAAATGACAAGATTCATGTTATTCTAGGCGGCAACAGATCGTCCAAGACAATGTTCGCAAGTCGTATGCTAGTACACTTGGCACAGGCAATACCTGAAGCTGAGATACGAAGTATGCACGTGACAGAAGAAAGAAGTATATCAGATGCACAAAAATATATATGGCAGAACTTGCCAATGCGGTACAAGAGGGCAAAGAAAAAGAGTGAGAATCATTCTTTACAATATAATCAAAAGAATGGATTTAACTCCTCTAAAGCAATATTTCCCCCCACCCAAGAAGGTGCTGAGAGGGGTAGTACGATTTATTTTAATAACTATCGGCAGTATCAGGCTGATCCTCAGATTTTTGAAGGTTGGTCTGCACATTGCATACACTTGGATGAGGAAGTGCCTGAAGCGATTTTTAATACGCTCTTAGGTCGTACAGTTGACTATCACGGCCGCCTGATTTTAACTTTTACAACACTTCAAGGATGGACACCTTTGATCAATAGTTTGTTAAAAGGTGCTGAGACTGTAAAGACAAGATACTCTGAGATTATGGGTAGAGAATTACCCACTGAGCAAATTTGTAAGAATTGGCCTAACTGTAGAATATATTACTTTTGGACAGAAGACTCTCCATTTATTGATGGCAAAGAATTAATCAATACATATGCAAGGCAACCACAAGAGGTTAAGTTAGCTAGATTGTTTGGTATTCCGAGTAAAGCTGTGGAAGGTAGGTTTCCTAAGTTTACAAGAGAGACTAATGTTGTTCCACATGAAACAATACCTACTATTGTTGATCCTACTATACCATCGACTAAGTATTTTGTTACTGACCCCGGTGGTTCTAAACCTTGGGTAGCTATTTGGGCATCAGTATTGGATGATGGTACTATCTACATATACAGAGAGTTTCCTGATATGAGTATGGGTGAGTGGGCTTTGCCCCATGTTAATGGGGTTGGTAAGAGTGTTGGAAAGCCCGGCCCTGCCCAAAGACCTCTAGGTTGGGGTTACAGTCAGTACAAAGAACACTTTGAGGCATTGGAAGGTGGTGAGGATATATTTGAGCGTATTGTTGACCCAAGAATGGGTGCGGCTACAGTCAGAGAGAAGGAAGGTGAGAGTAATATAATTAACACAATGGCTAATCTTGATTTTGTTATGAAACCTGCCCCCGGTGTGGAGATTGAGTCAGGTATAGCGGCGATTAACAATGCATTATCTTGGGATGATACTCAACCAATGACTGATGGAAATCGCCCAAAGTTGTTTGTGTCTGACAGATGTGAGAACTTAATTAGTTGTATGTTGGAATATAGTGGACAAAGTCGTGGTGAGCATTTTAAGGATTACATAGATACACTAAGATATTTAATGGTAAGTAAGCCTGAGTATATCACAGGTGCATCATTAGCCTGTACAGGAGGTGGTGGTTATTAATTGACTATTACTAATTATGTAGATAATATTACAAATTTATGCAAAACGCCTCTGATCCTGAACTACTTTATGTCAGTAAAGAACCTGATATTGGATACTTATCAGAAACTTTTCTCAAAACACAAAATGATCTTGGTGAGTGGATAGATCGTAGACAGAGGGACTATGATGTTAGAAACTGCATGTGGGCAGGAAAATCTGACGACTTTAAAAAACATTCTAAGCTAAGTGCCACAGGAGATGTATTTCCTTGGGATGGAGCAAGTGACCAAGAAATACGCATGGTTGATAATCAGATCAATAAGTGTGTTGCGATGGTTATGAATGCGGCTAGACAGGCACACATCGTTGCCACACCTGTTGAGTCAGGTGATATTGAAAGAGCAAATGTTATATCGATGTTTCTCCGTTGGTTAATTAATACTAAAATGGAGGAATTTTATGATCAATTAGAACTTGGTCTTAATCATTTCTTTGAGAAGGGATTGATGTGCCACTATGTGTGGTATGATTCCCAAGACTTAAAACAACAGCAAACTATCCGTTTAGATGAGATTGCACAGGCTTTGCCTGAGATAGCTGAAGCTATTCAGGATGGAAGTATGGATAATGAGTTATCCTCAGCTATTAAGGATCAGTTCAATGTATCTAAAGCTAAAGCTAGGGGTATGCTTCGTGAATTACGTAATGATGGTACTACAACTATCCCTGTTACTAGACAGGTGATTAACAGACCAAGACTCAAAGCACTTGCTCCCGATGAAGATGTTTTTTGGCCTAATTACACAATAGATCCACAGGAAGCACCTTATGTTTTTCATGTGTTGCACATGACTCCTGAGCAACTCCGAGCAAAGATTCCATCAGAAGGATGGAATGAGGAGTTTGTGGAAAAAGCGATGCAGTTGGCACAAAACACACAAACAGATGATACTTTACACAATATTCGTCAGATAGATGAATCTATCCGCAATGATGATGAGACTATTAGAATAGTGTACTGTTATCAAAGATTGCTTGATGAAGATGATATCCCCGGTATTTATTGTACAATCATGCATCCCGATGTGCCTGAGCTTTATGCTAAGCATGAGTTATTAGATTACGCACATGGTAAATATCCGTTTGTAGTTACTAAACTTGAGCAAACTAGCAAAAGGCTTTACTCTTCTCGCTCAATCCCTGAAGTTGGTGAACCATTACAACAGGTGATGAAGATTGAGACTGATTCATTAATAGATCGTCAGTCATTGGCAACTTTACCACCTTTAGAACATCCATTAGGGCGGCCACCTTCTAAGTGGGGGCCGGGAGTAAGAGTGCCTTATCGTGTGGCAGGTGAGATTCGTTGGGCAGATACACCACGATTTGATGGTGGTAATGTTGAGGTGCGCAGATATGTCCAAGAGATGTTTGATAAATACTTTGGTAACTTCGCACCGGGTGTGGATCAGGTTGAGTCACAGAACAAACAGCAAGCAATAATCAATAAAGTATTTACTCACCTAAAGTATGTATTTGATCAGATTTGGACTTTATATCAGCAATATGGGCCGGATGCTGAGTTCTTTCGTGTCACAGGGATGCAAGATGTACAGAAGTTTAATAAGGGTAGGGAAAATGAAAGATTTGATTTCTATTTGCAGTTTGATGTGGCAACTCAAGATCCTGAGCAAATGCTAGAGAGAGTTAGGGCGATAGCAGAACTTGCACCTGCATTGGACAGGTCAGGCACTTTAGATACAGAAAGACTTCTTCAGCTTGCAGTAGGACAGATTATGCCGGGTGCGTCTGAGAAGATTATTATTCCAAAAGAGACTGCCTCTCAGAAAGCTGTAGAAGAAGAGAGGCAAACAATTGCTGAACTTGTGGCAGGT